GATTATTTATCTATGTGCTAAAATATATAATGGCGGAAAACTCAACAGTAATAATAACAGTTAATTTATATAGTTCCGCCAAAACTGATTAAAGCACATAATAATCACATTAAAGATAAAGAAAACAGAAATTCAACGGTAACACAAGGAAACAGATTTTGTAATTACTATTCGTAGATGCACGATTGTATCATTGCTAGGAATGACGTGAACAAATAAAAGGATAAATTGACGTTTGGTACAAATAATGTACCATTTTTGGCACTATGAAATTAAGCTGTTATCTTTGTAAGAAATAAATACACCAATGAATAATACTAGATTTTTAGAAAATAAGTTTTCTGAACAAATTCAAGAACACATTAAAAGGTCTTTGCCAAATTTATATGATAATTTTATGGAATTAAGACCTGCCACGAAATTTCAAGACCGTAATTTAAGTTTTGATTTAGATTTTAATTTTAATTTTACAGTTTCTGTTCGCATAAGAAATTTTAAATATCTAAAATACCCTGACTTGACTATTCGTTCAAAAGTTAAAAACGACCTCTATACTGAAATAGATAAAATAAAGGACGGTATGGCACAAATTTATTTTTATGCGTACATGAATGAAGAACAGACCGAATTAATAAAAATTAGAATGGTAAATGTGGATGCTATAAGAGCTTTAATTGTTGATAAAAAGTATGATGAGCGTAAAAATAATGATGACAGTAAATTCCTAACATTTAAGTTTTCAGATATTGCCAATAGTGGTGGGGCTATTTATCAATATGATAATTATTAAGAAATAATGAGAAATATAATAGGAGAAAAATACAGAACAACGGAAGGATATATTATAGAAATTATTCAATTTTTTAATAGTAAAAACTGTACAATTAAATTTAATGATGGGTTGATTATTGAAAACAGAATATATTTTAATGTAAAAAAAGGACACGTAAAAAACCCTCACCACAAATCTGTCTGTGAAGTTGGTTATTTAGGGGTTGGTGATTACAGCCATAAGACACATCCTAAAATATATAAAACTTGGCAAGATATGTTAAGTAGATGTTACGACAAAAAATGCCAAAAAAAACAGCCGTCGTATATAGGATGTTCAGTTATAGAAAAATGGCACAACTTTCAACTGTTCGCAAAATGGTTTGAAGAAAATTATAAAGAAAATAAACATCTTGATAAAGACATTTTAGTAAAGGGTAACAAAATATACAGCCCTAATACTTGTTGTTTCATACCACAAGAAATAAATAGTTTATTTACAAAATCTAATAACTCAAGGGGGCAGTGCCCAATAGGTGTCAATAAAGCAGGTAATAAATATGTAGCGTCAATAAATATTAATTATAAAACAATTTATTTAGGGATATTTAAAACGCCCTGCGAAGCATTTGAAGTGTACAAAACAGCAAAAGAAAATCGAATTAAAGAGGTTGCAGAAAAATATAAAGAAAAAATCACAAAACCTGCATACATAGCATTAATAAATTACCAAGTAGAAATAACCGATTAGGCTATTTTAAGCCATTAAAACAATTAAATGATATAAACACCTACCTGATATAAAAATAACGGCAGAAATAAGCAGACAAAACATAAAATACAGTAAACTCCACTTACAATATAATAGTAAATATTTCAAGAAAAAACATAGATTAGTGGTGGTTTAGTAGTTAAAATAGTACAAGTTGTATGTGAAACAAATAGATAAATACTATAGTATCTTTGTTGAAAATAAAAACTGTTTGACACATTCAATCAAAATATACGGGGATATAGTACCATTCAATTACTTTGGTGGTGATTTTTCTATTGAAAATCTAACTGAACAATTAGATAAATTATCTGTAACAGAAAATGACGAAGTAATAGTAAGTATTAATACTTTTGGTGGTGATGTAGATGCTGGGTTTTCAATATACAATATATTAAGACGCTTTGCAAAAGAAAACAGTATTACTATCACAACTAGATTAGATGGTTATTGTGCTTCAATTGGAACTGTAATATTACTAGCAGGCGATAAAAGAATAGGTAATGAATACGCAAGCCCATTTGTACACAATGCTTGGTTTATGGTAGCAGGGGATTCTAATGAAATGAAAAAAGCATATTTAGAATTAGAAGCGTGTTCAAATACAATAGCACAATTTTATGCTAGTCATATAGATATAAGTTTTGAAACAGCAAAAGAATTAATGGATGCTGAAACTTGGATAAAAGCTGGTGATGCTTTGAAATATGGCTTCTTTACAGAAATAGAAAATAATGAATTACAATTACCTAAAAAAGCAATGTACAATTTGCTTAAAGAAAACAACTTTTTAAGAAATAACAAACAAAACAACAAAATGACAGCAAAAGAAAAATTTAAAAATTTTATGAATGATTATTTTGGTAAGCAAAACAAAATAGTTTTTGATGCCGAAAGTAATGAAATTGATTTCTATGAATTAGGAGAAACAGATGAGCCTAAAGTAGGAGATAAAGCAAAGTATAAAGGACAACCTGCTGATGGTGAAATACTGTCTGCTGATGGTAAAACATATATCTTTGACAAAGGTACATTAACTGAAATAGTTGAAGTAATAGTTGAAGTAGTAGAAACTGAAACAGAATTGGAATTGGTAAAAGAAGAAAATAAAAGATTGTTAGATAGAATTTCTGAAATTGAAAATAATGCAAAAGAAACCACTGATGCTTTAAATAAATTTAAGAATTTATATAGCGATTTTGAATTGGAGGATAAAAAACAAAACGGACAAAACCACAAAAAACAAACAACAACCAACAGTGCTTTTATAGATGCACTTAAAAAAGTAAAATAATGGCTTATACAACAAACTTTGCAACAGCATTAGTAGCATTGGTAAATGACTTACCAAGTGCAGAAAAATTGAAATTTGGTGAAATGCTTTTTGAAAAAGCAGTAGCACAATCTAGTATTGCTGATTCACACAAATTATTGACAGGTGTTAGGGATGGTAACGTAATTCCAATCTTGAAAAAAGGTTTGAATTATGGTTTGATACCATTTACAGACGAAAGTTCATGTGATACAAGTGAATGTGCTTTGACTTCTGCTTTCACATCTCACAAATGGGACTTGGGTTTATCTGAATGTAACCTAGAAGTATGTTTGAGAACATTTTCTGAATCATTTACAATGTTTTTTAACGAACAAAAGAAACTTGATGCTAATATCGATTTAGATTCTGCACTTTTGACTTTTATTAAAGAACAAGTACAAAATGCAGTATTGGGTACACAATGGCGAAATGCTTACTTTGGTGATAAATCTTTGACTACCAACACTTTGTTGAATGGTATCAATGGTTTCTTTACACAAGCTGAAGCAAATCCTGCTCAAATTGTAGAAATAGCTGAAAACAACGCTACTACTTATGCAGCACAGAAATTCTCAAGTGGTCAAAGGGTATATGATATTCTTGAACAAATGGATGCTTTGTACACATCACAAGATTGGTATGGTGCAGAAGGTGTTGAAATCAAAATGACTAAAGTAACAGCGTCTACTTTGGTAAGATTCTTAAACGGTTTATCTGATACAACTTGTTGTAATGGTATTGACAGGGTTAATCCTGATGGTCTAGTAACTAGAAGTTATACTTTGGATAATCTTGTTTTTAGAGGTGTACCAATTAAAGTAATGCGTGATTGGGATGCTATCATAGAAACACAAGGTTTAGGATTAAATGGTGGTGGTGGTGCAGCTGCACGTGTTAATCCACACAGAATACTTATGACTTATCCTGACAATTTGTTGTTAGCTACATCTGATGTAGTGAACTTCAATATGTTTGATATTTGGCACTCAAAAGACAAAAATAAAGTAATTATGAAAGTAGGTACTTATTTTGGAGCAGGAATCCCAATGAAAAACGAATACATTTTAGCAATCTAATAAATAAAAAATCATGGCAGAATTTTCAATATGTGGTACATTATCACAAGGATTAGACCAAGCCTGTGTAACAGGTACGGTAAAGAAATATTACCAACAGTTTGTGGTTATTAATCACAACGATATTAACAAGGCAACTATTGTGTATGGTTTACCAACACTTTTAACACCTAATGTATATAATGTAGCATTTTCTTTGAAAGTGGGTAAAACAGGTTATGCTTTTAAAGGTGATGAAGGTGGTAGAAACATATCAATTACAGCAGAAAAAACACGTGATGAAAATGCAGGTGTTCAGTACAATCATAAATTGAATTTCACTTTGAAATCTACATCTGAAAAGATAAAAGCAATTATGAACAGCTTTGATAAAGGTAGGTATGTAGTTGCAGGTCAATTGATGAATGGTGATGTAGAAATTATAGGTTTAGAAAATGGATTGAGTTCAGGTGATTACACTTATGATATTCAAGCTAATGGTACAACAGTGTTGATGTTACAATCTGATGAAAATTCATTAGAAAGTACATTACCATTGCACTTTAAATCTACAGACCCTAATGCTGATTTTGATGCAGAATTTGCAAACTAAATTATGACAGCTTTAGAGCTTATAAATAACAAACCTTCTGATGTTCGTAATTCCAATGAATTGATGAAGGTTTATTTACAATATTATTTTTCCTATGTAGGCAGACAATTGATATGTGCAGGTTGTACATTCAAATCTGATTTTAAAACCTTTGTTCAAGCAGTGAAAAATGGTGAACCTAAATATATTAACAATTATTACGAACAAGAAATGATAACAACAACTTTTAAATTATTAGACCCAAGTGAAATTTATAGTTATAGACCAAAAGGTGAATCTGTAAAAAGATGCTATGGTACTAATATGACAGAAGAATTTGCTTTTGAGTATTTGACAGATGGTACAGATGACGAAATAACAGTAAGAAAAGCACAGTTTAAACTTTTACCAGAAGTATTTATAGATAAACCGAAAGTAACTGAAAAAGTAACAGTTGAAAAAGTGAATCCTAATAAAATAGTTCCTACAACAAAGAACTTAAAATAATAAAATATGTCAACATTTAGGGCAAGTATAGTTGAAATCTTTAATCGAATTATTAAAATTAATAGTTCAGATAAGGTATATATTAACGATATTGATAATGTATATCCTGATAGAATTGAAGGTATTATTAACAATAGCCCAACAGCTTCTAAATGTGCTGATATATTTGCAAGATTTGTTGCAGGTGCAGGTTTAAAGAATGAAAAAGATGACATAATTGTAAATAAAAAAAAGAATTATAAAGTTACAGATGTTATAAACTTAATTGCAAAATCTATATCTGTTCAAAATGGTGCTTACATTCATTTCAAATATGGTGCTGATTTTGTACCTAATGAGATTGATGTATTAAATTATAAGAAATGCAGACTATCAAAAGTTGATGACAACGGTTTTTCAGGTAAAATAGTTTATAAAGATTGGTCAAGTAGAAATTCGTCAAATGATAGTAAGAAAACAACTTCTTTTTATCCTTATAACAACAATAAAGATGTTATATTAGCACAAATGAAAGCTGATAGTCCTAATGCTACTGATATTGAGGAATTAGTGAAAGGTTATAAAGGGCAAGTATTTTATTTGAATATGACACCTGAATATCAATATGCTTTATCTAAAGTTGATAGTGTTTATAATGATGCTGATACAGAATATAGATTAGCATTGTATGTTAATGGTCAAATGCGTAATGGTTTTATGGACACCACTGTAATACTAAAGCATGAAGTAGATGAAGAAGAAGACGAAGCCTTTACTGATAGAATAGCTGATTTGATGGGTGCAGAAAACGCAAGTAAAAGTTTAATACTAACTTTACCTCAAACACATGAATTGGATAAAGCATTTATAGTAAAACAAATACCGTCAAGTTTTAAACCTGAATTGTTAGATAAAATAAGTGGTCATTTACAGAAAAATATAGCAGGTCAATTTAATAATATACCTTTAGCTTTTGTAGGTATTGATAGTAACAGCCTTTTTGGGGATAGTGGTGCTAAATACAGTCAAATGAAAGACTTTTATAGTGAACAAACTGGTATAGAAAGAAAAGAAATTGAAAATATTTTCAGTAAAATGAAATTAGATATTAAAATAAACCCTATTTCTAGTATTAAAACATCTACTTTTGAGGAAAATTTAGCATTGAAATTACAAAAACAAGCTGAATTGAAAGGAACTGTTGGTGCAGCAGTAGAAATTAGAAATATTGCAAAAGATGTAGCATTATCTATTTTAGATTTGGAAGCAGCGGTTCAAATTGTCATTAACGTCTTTGGTTATAACGAAGTAGAAGCGAGGTCAATGATTGGAACACCTAAAATATTGACAGTATGATAACAATTACACAAGCTGATTTCAGTTTTATAGGTCAGATAGCGAAACATTGTGATTTACCCAAACTTAATATAGCTATTGAAGAAGCTAAAATCTTTGATTTGATGCCTTTATTATGTACAAATTTATATTTAGATATTGATACAAAATGGTTGCAACCAACCTATTCATTATTAGTAAATGGTGGTCAATATGTAGGTTGTAATGAGAAAAAAGATTTTCATTTAGGTATTAAAAAAGTATTAATTTATTATGCTTACAGTAGGTATATTCTCATCAATGGTTTTAATGATACAGCTAATGGTATGGTTCAAAAGACTAATGAATTTAGCATACCAACACCACTAAAAGAATTACAAGCGTATTCAGATAAATATAGAAATATGGGATTTGACACTTGGAAAGGTGTGAAAAAATACCTGTGTAAAAACAAAGATACATTTACAGAATTTGATAATTCAGATTGTCAATGTGATTGTGGTTGTGATTCTAAAACCAAAAAACAATATTCAATGAAAGCAAGGATTGTTTCAAAGTCTAATAAAAACTCATAAAATGAAATCTGAAGACACATTGGTAGGAATAATAAAAAATAAACTTACATAACCAAAATAAATATGATTAATTTTAAAATAATAGATGCAGATTTCTTTGAGGTTACTATACCAACAGGAGCTGTATATGTATATCCTAGGGTATTTGAAAGTCGGGCTATAAATACAGATTTTGTAAAGATATTTAGTATTCAAAATGCTAATATATTTGGTCAAGATTTCAATAGGGTGTTATATCATTCAACACCATTTGAAGAAATAACAGTAGCAGGTGTTGGTTATGCTGATGCAATACTTTTGCAAAATGCTTTGAATCCTGTTATTTATAATAATTTAAGTTCATTTGCAACTTTAGATTATGTAAATGCACAACTATTGTTAAAACAAAATGTAAATCAAAATGTATCAGTATTGCCTACAACAGGTGTAACTGATACAATGTATATACTACCTGATGGTAGCATCAATACTTATGTGAATGGAGCTTGGCAAAAATTAGGTATTACAGCAACAGATTTAGCTAATAAAGTTGATAAAAATCCAGACATAGTAGGCGCAACAAA